ACAACGGATCCCAATGAAATTTTCAAAACATGCGGCCATATCCAAACGGGTCGTTTTTGTAAATATTTTTTTCGGGAACGCCAATTGATTCCAAAAATTTCGGAACCCAAAATGACGGACACGCTTTGTTGTCGAATTGATTGTGGCCTCCAATGATCACGTCGGGTTGATACGCCAACACTTCATGAATGATTCCAATCAACGTTTGTTTTTGGGCGTTGTTCAATGTGTTTTTGGCTTTTTTTCCCTTGGGTGATCCCTTGGGTTCCAATCCTCCAACATAAACAACATGACGTGAAATTGAATTGATCCCTTTGACGCCATTGGTGATTTCTTTCGAATCGATCCATTTGTCACCATTGTGTTCCACAAATTTGTGACGTGATCCATTCAACAAAATCATGTCCGAATATCCCACACGGGACCAACCACGACCATTTGGTGGTGGCGCGGTGTGCCAACGAACAATTGTTTCGGGATCAATGTCCACGTTTTCATGTGTCGCGGAACAATGAATGATCAAATATTTGAACGATTTTTTCATTCCTGGGATTCGGGTTTGGGATCTTCTGCGATCGGTTCCTCGGTTTTTTCTTTTTTCGGTTTGATTCCGACGAAATACGCCGTGAATTTTGAATGATCAAACGATTCCAATGTCAACCCCTCAATTTCCTTTTTTACGGCCTCCATGACCTCCAAAATCGGTTTGGTTCCTCTGCGGCGAAATTGATTCGATGTCACGAAAAAAATCACCCCGTTGGATTTGGTTGTCATTTTGGTCCATGACGGTTTGGTGAATTGTCCCTTGGCGACAACCTCCATTCGTTCAATGCGATCGGTTGATTCACGATCGGACGCCACAACGAAAACGTCAAATGGCGCGACATTTTTGTGGATCAATTCAACGGCGAATTTCACCATTGGATCCACATTGTTCAATTGTTGTTGGTGGAAAATCATTTGTTTCGTTTTTTGAAATCCGTTCCCGATCCCGCGCCACCTTTGCCCAATGTGATTTGGGCGGATTTTGCGACGGCCTGGGTGAAATTGGTTTGGCGTCCACGGTGATCCATTTGGATCAATGGAACAACATTCCCCGCGGGGATCCCGTTTCGGTCAACCTTGGTTGGTGAAAACGCGTTCGCCGTATCAACGACAACCGATCCACCACCGTTTGATCCACCACCGTTTGATCCTCCGCCATTGTTTGGATCAACGGGATCCGTTCCTCCGCCACCACCGTCATTTGTTTTTCCGTATGGTGAACCGTTGACCAATATTTGACCCGATTTCGGATCAATGGTCACACGGGCGGGTTGTCCCTTGGCGTCAACCAATTCACCGTCACGTTGAACGGTGAAAACAATTTCACCCGATCCCGTGTCAATGACGTCGGATCCTTTGATTTCAAATGTTTCAATGAAAACGATTTCGCCCGTTTCGCGATCAACAAAATTTGTTTCACCCGTTTTTGGGTCGATTTGTGAAATGATTTCGGCCATTTTTTTTTGGTTTGTGTTTTCAAAAATAAGAAAAAAAACCCCATGGCGAACAAACACCACGGGGTTTTCAATGAACAAAGATTCGGACGAATTAAATTCCGTCCAAATTCACCGCAACGCCACACGGAATTGTGGTCGTGTTCCATGTCACGGTTCCGTCAAAATAAATTGATCCCGTGTTGTTGTCCTCGATAACTTGGTCAACTTCAATTTGGAACGATTCAATCAATCCGTAAAAATAACCGTCACATGTGTAATATCCGAACTGAAAATTGGTCGCGTTCGCTTGGATCGTGTTCCAAAAATCAATGTCCAAACATTCGTCGGGATTCGAATTGTAATCCTGGAATGTCACGGATTTTTCACCGCCGACAATCGCCTCGGGACCACATGACGAAATTCGTTTTTTGGTGAATGATCCCTTTGGTTTTTGACCCAAAATCAAACCCGTCAAAACAACATTTCCCGCCGCGATCGCCGTGATCCATTCGGTTCGGTCTTTGATGTCTGTGAATGTGTAGTCACATTTCACAAACGCCAATTTTGAAATTCCACCGTTTCGTGTGGAAACGCCACACCCACCCGAATAACTTTCGGGCAAATCGGGGGCGCAAGTACTTGGACACAATGCCATATTTTTTTGATTTTTTTGTTTAACTTAAATGAATTGAACCGTCCCAACCTGGGATTGGGACGGTGTTTTTTTTTTATGGACACGCCACGATTGTCGAACAATCTTTGAAATTGAACGTGTAATTGACACCCGCGTTTGGATCGCCAACTTTGAACGCGTTCGACGGAATGAAAAACAATTCCCAATTCAACAACAATTTGATCGACCATTCGTCGGCGCAATCGTCGTAGTGAACTTTGAGATCGTATGTCAAACCCGTGAATGGATCGGTGATCGTTCCGTGTTCGAAAACGTCGTTTCGTTTTGCGTAATCGCCAACGTATTTGTTCCACGTCAACAATTGAACCGCGTTCGGGGCCAAAACCACGAATTCGTTCGCACCAACAACGCTTTCAACAAAACGGTCGTTGAAATACATGTAATCGGTCCAACGTGACAAATCCGTTCCCGTGTTGGCGTTACAACATGCGATTTGTTGCGTTTTTGCGTACAAATCGAAATTTCCTCCGCCAATGATCATTGGCGCACCACTCGCACCAACCAAATCGTATTCGTGACGGATTTGGGCCGACGCGATCGCACGGGGGGCGTTTGTTGTTGCTTCGAACAATTTGATCGACTTTTGGGTTGTCCCGTCGCCGAACTTTCCAAAATTCGCGGTTTGATCCGCCAACAATTGTTTGTTCAATGCGGTGTTGATCGCGTTCATTTGTGACATGATCACGTTCGACACATAAACCGAATCCGCTTCGCACAATTTTCTCATTTGGTCCTCGGAAAATTTCATTCCTTTGGTTTCCAAACAATTCGTGATTGAAACGTTTGTTTCAAATGGGGCGATCTCTTGTTCGGTGTCACATGAATTTGTACATGTCAAATTCACGTCCGCGTCCGTTCCGCGCTGAATGTAGTTCACTTGAACGGTTCGGTTTTTTCCGTTTGTTGGGATCGGAATCGCTTCAAACCCCATTCGGTTTTCCTCGGACATTAACGCGTCCAAATATCCAACGCGATCGCGTTTCAATGCGGGGGCGTTCATTCCCGCCACGGAATTCAAATCCGTTTGTAATTTTTGACACAATCCTTGTGTAAATGCCATTTTTTTAATTTTTTATTGTTTGACTTTTTTGATTTGTGGGGGTGTATAAAACACGAAACCCATGACGTCACAACCACCAATTGGTGATCATTCCGAAATGGGTCGGTTCCCCGTTGTTTGCCGTTTTCGGTTCGGCGAACCCGTGGAATTCGTATTGGCCCGACGGCCCGTTTTATTCTGCGGATCCTTGGCCGAACACTTTCATGTTTGCCAAACTTTCCGCGTTTTGTTGGGCCTTTTTTAGACCCGCCAATTGAAATTTTGGTCCGTCGTTCCCTCCGTTGTTTGCGGGGTTGGGCGGTGTTCCCTTTGGATTGGCGTTTTGATTGTTGGGTGAACCATTTGATTGTTTCACCACACCCAATTGTGTCAAATGCGAATCCAATATTTCGTCAAAGGTAACGATTTTTGTTCCGTCCTGGTTCAATGGGTTCAAATTATTTTTGGTTTTGACCACCAATTGACCATTGTCGTCAACGTCCACGTTGAAATTTTGGTCCAAATACGAACGAACCGCGGGTGATACCACGTCGGCGGAAACGATCAATTGACGTTTGGCGATCGCTTGGGAAATGATCGATTCACGTTTGAACGTTGTGATTTGTTTTTTGGCCTCCAATTCCTTGGCGGGGATCACGTCCTCCAACAATCGTTTGTTTTCATTCGACAATTCGATCAATCGTTGTTGGATTTCCTCCGCACCTTGGGCCGTTGCCTTGGACGCGCGGTCGTATGCGATCGAAATAATTTCGTCGAATTTTTTGTCCTTTATTTCCTCGGACGGCAAATTGAACGTTTTTTTCAATTTGTGTTCGATCTTGGACAATTCGGATCCGCGGATTTCGTCCTTTATCGGTTGAATGAATTCGGGATCATTTTTCAACACGTCGCGTTGGACGGTTTTGAATGATGTGGCGATTTCCTCGATTGGTGTTGTGTCGTCCTCTGCGGTCAATTTTGAAATCGCGTCCGTTGGGACACCGATTTTTTTCAAAAATGTTTCAATCTTTGACATGGGTCGTTGTTTTTTTATTTGTTAGATTTGGGACCGCGTTTTTTTGGGGCGGTGTCCTCGGTTGTTTCCTCTGCGGTTGGTTGATCAATGTCAACAAATTCCGTTTGTGGTTCCTCTGCGATCGGTGATTCGACAACCGTTTCAACGATTGTTGGGTTTTCCTCTGCGGGAATGACAAATTTCACGGGTTCGTTTTGGGTTGGGATCACGTCAAAAACTTTTGATCGTCCTCCTTTCTTTAACAAATCCCACGCGGTTTTGGTTATTTCGGAAACCTGGCCCGTTTTCATGTTTTGGATTCTTATTTTTTCCATGTGTTTGTTGTTTTCACAAATATACGTCAAATTCACGATTCCAACGCGTTGATTTGCGCGGACGTCAATGACGAATAAAACCATTCCGCACCCAATGGGGATTTGAATTCGTCGTCGTCGTTGTCAATGATCGATTTGATTTTTTTCAATGTTTGAATGTCGTCGTTTGCCGCGGCGTTGGCGGTCAATTCCGACAACTCGGTCATTTGTTCAATTGTCATTCGCTGAATTGTTTGATTGTTTTCGGGTCGATTTGATATTCGTCCAATAATTTTTCGAATAATTTGAACGCGGAATTGTATTCACGTTCGAACCATTTCGGGGCGTATGTGTACGCGGTCCATGATTCGGTCCAAAATTCCGACCAACTCGATGATCCGTATGTTGTCGGGGCGTCGCTTAATTTGACACCCAATTGTGTGGCCAAATCTTTCATTCGATTTCGTTCACCGAACATTGATTTCGGATCCACTTTGTTGTGGATCAAATGGGCGAATTCATGGGTGACGGTTGGGGCGACATTTTTGTCCACGGCCTCGGAAACCGACGACATGGTGAAAAATCGGGGTTTCCCTTTTTTATCAATTGACGCGATCGTGTACCCGTTTTCGTCTGCGAAAACTTTTTCGCCTTTTTTGTTCACGCCCGTCCGCCCACCTGGGACATTGATTTTGTGCCATTCCTCCATTTGATCGGTGGCGATCTTGAAATCGGTGTCGTATGAACGACCAATGATCGTTTGTCCTTTTGCTACTTTGACCAAACAACATTTGTTGTCGGTTCCACATGCCCCGCCGACACCCTTTCCCAATTTGAAAACATTGTATTTGTTCACCTTGGGTTTGTTGTCGAACAATTTCGATTTGCTTTGTGGGTTTGACGCCTCGGTTGCGGAAACCAATCCCGAAATGGTGTTGAATTCTGCGGCGATTTCCGCGGCCCCGTCTTGGTCGGCGATCAAATCGAACATGGCCTTGTTCAATGCGGGGGATTGGGTCGAAATGAAATATTCCTCGTTCAATTGTTTTTTGGCGACCGATTGATCGAAATCCTTTTGGGTGTTTTTGTTGTCCGTTTTGATTTCGGCGATTTGATCGTCAACCTTTGTTGTTTGTTTTTCCTCGGTTTTTTCCGCCTCCATTCCCAATTGTTCACGTTGGGATTTGGTCAATTTGAACGGGATCGCCGAATGTCTGCAATTGTACCCCCCACGATACACGGCGAAATTTTCCGCGTTCGTTCCTGGGATCATTCCCGTCCCGTTTGAAACGGACCAATTGATTTGTGATTCCAAATCGGATTTTTGGATCACCCGCATGTTCACCCAACGACGACATTGGGGCCGTGAATCGTCGATCAACGAACCGACGTATCGAAACGCGTCCAATCCGAAATCCTCGGCGATCTTGGCGTTCACTTGTCCGTCGTATTGGTTCAATGCGTCGCGGCTCACTTGTTTGACGTAACGGGACAACAATCCGTCCACGTTTGGGTTTCCCAAAATGTACGTCGTCAAATATTTTTCCAAATCGGTGATTGAAGATCCCGCCACCACATTTTGAAAAATACCTTGGCGAACGGGTTCAATGAAATTTGTGTTGACCCCCGATCCCGTCAATCCCGTCAACGTTTGTTCGGTCATTTGTTTTTGGATCGGATTGATCAAATCCTCCAATTCCTTTTTTGACAATTCGTTCACGTCGCGGTGAACCTTGAAATTGAAATCGTTGATCGTGTCCCAATCGGACAAATAATTCGAAACGGCGGCGGGATATTTGGAACGTTTGATCGCGTTGGCGATTATTTGGTCCACCTCGTTCACCATGTCGGTGTTCGATTCGTCAAAAACAATTTTCCCGTCCTGGGTTTTCATTTTGGCGATGTGTTTTTTCACCGCTTCAAAAATCACTTGTTGGGTCGGATCCAATGATTCAAACAAATCGTTGTTGATCGTTGAAATGGTCCGATCCTTTTTTTCAATGATCCGAATGATTTCGTCCGTGAATTCCGCCATTTTGTTTTTGTTGTTGTTTTTGTTCCTTTTTTAACTTTTGACGACGTTGGAATTCGGGTTCAAAACATTCGTAATTGTCACCGTCGTCGCATGTATTACAAAATGACGTGACGTTGTTTGTACACGTCCACATTCC